ATTTCGGGCAGGCAAGCCGATGCTCGGCCAGCCGCCGCGAAGAGCGCCGCTCCAAAGGCGGCAAATTGAGTGAGGACGTAAGATGGTAGTTGATGGCGAAGACGATCCAAAACCCGTGCCAGCCGGAACCGCGCCAGCAGGGGAAAAGACCGCTGAGACTCCTACCGAGCCGCAGCCGGAGGGTGAGCAACCCGAGGCCGAGGCAACAGAGGCAGAGGCCACAGCTGACGAGGAGCTCGTCGGTGATGTCGGCGAAGAGCCGGACGAAGACAGCGAAGAGGGCGAATCAGAAGAGCAAAAAAAATCGCGCGCCCAGCGCTATCGCGAGGAACGGACTCGACTGAGAGCCGAGAACGAATCGCTACGTGCCCGCGCAAGCGGTGACGTGCCTTCGGACGCTCAGCAGCTGCAACGCGCATTCGAATATAAAGTGTGGCAGCAAATCGGCGACCCGCCCAACCAGGCAGACCCGCAATACCGGGACGACTATGTCGGTTTCAGTGTTGCGCGACAGGCATGGGAGACAGATCGGCGACAAGTCACGCGCCAGGTCCGCGAAGAGTTCAAGCAACAGATCGATCGCGAGCAAGAACGTGTTTCGAATCTGATCGCTGACCACAAGGAACGTGAGAACCGATTTAAATCCCGCGTGAAGGACTACAGCGAGGTGATGGCGAAGGCCACGCTTCCCGTAGCACCGCACATCGAACGCCTGCTGCTTGAGAGCAAAAAATCCGAACGCATCGGATACGTGCTCGCGAAAGATCAGTCCAAGCTCGCTCGACTAAACCGCATGAGCCCCGAAGCGGCCGCCCGAGAAATCGGACGGCTAGAGGGCCGCCTGTCGCTGCCGACAAACCCGAAAACGCAGACACAGGCTCGTAAGCCGATCGCGCCCCTAAAGGGCGGCGGTGCTTCACCGCCATCACAAACGGCATCCATGAACGCTTATCTGAAAAAGCTTTACGGCGACCGTTTGTAAGTGACCGGCCCGAGCCTTGGCACATAGGAGCCAAGGCAAATGGCTAACACCGTCTTAAATCCGAGTATCATCGCAAAAACAGCGGTGAGAATTCTTGAAAACGAACTCGTGATGGGCCGCCAGGTTTATCGCGGGTATGAGGAAGAATTTGACAAAAAGGTCAACGGCTACGACGTCGGTGACACGATCAGCATCCGCAAACCGCAACAGTTCGCAGTGCGAACCGGTGCTGTGGCAGCCTCTCCGGTGCAAGATGTCACCGAAGGCAAGCTCACGCTGCAAGTCAATCTGCAGAAGGGCGTGGATTTCAAATTCAGTTCGTTCGAACTGACGTTGAAGATCGAAGACCTGGCCGATCGCGTAATCCGGCCAGCACTCATCCGGCTCGCCAACCAAGTCGACGTCGACGTGATGAACCTATTCACGCAGATTCCGAACTGGGTGGGACAGCCGGCAACCGGCGCTGACGCGCTGATCGATTCGTTCTCGGACTTCGCGCGTGCGGCCGAGCGGCTCGATCAAACAGCATGTCCGCAAGACATGCGTAGCGCCGTGCTCGCGCCCGACAGCTATTGGGCAATGGCGGCATCGCAAACCGCTTTGTTCATGCAAGCGATCGGCACACAAGCCTATCGCCAGGGTGAGATCGGCCGCATCGGTGACGTTGCGACATTCATGTCGCAAAACGTGCCGACGTTTGTCGGTCCCGGCAACTTGGACTCGCCGGCGACAGTCGCCGCCGCTGCCGGTGCAGGCGTGCTCAGCACGACCTACGCTGCAGTCGCCAACACCGAAGCAACGCCAGGCACGATGTCGATCAACACCGCCGCCTGGTCACCCGCAGGCAGTACCATCAAGGCCGGTACTGTGTTCACGCTCGGCACGGGTGTCACCGCCGTCAAGGCATTGAACCCGGTGACGAAGGCCGTGCTGCCCTATCAGCAGATGTTCACGGTCGTCGCCGACTCCGTTGCCACGGCCGGCGCAGCCACGTTGGTGATCACGCCGCCGATCATTCCGCTGTCGGGCTCGGACGGCCCGCAGTGGGGCACGGTGGACATTCCACCGACCGTCGGCGTCACGCTGCAGATCGTCGGTGACAGTGCCGGCAGCTATCGGCAGAACATGATGTTCCACCGCGACGCTTTCGCGCTGGTCGTTGTGCCGATGGTGCGCCCGCCTGGCGCAGTCGATGTTGCTCGTGAGAGCTATAAGGGCACCAGCGTTCGCGTCATCCCCTACTACGATGGTGCAAACGACGTGAGCAACTATCGCCTCGACGTGCTCTACGGCGTCAAGGTGGTCGATAACCGGCTCGCTGTCCGCATCACTGGCGGTGCCAGCACGCTCGGTAATCCTGCCGCATAAACCCCCAGCCTACGGCGCGCTCCATCCTGGGGTGCGCCGGTTTTTTCGTTTCGCAATTCAAACCGGGAGTGCCGTTCAATGGCTAAGGAAAAGACCAAGACTGCGAAGAAGCGCAAGGGTGCGACCGCAGCACCGAAGGCCGATACCGAGGGCCTCGTGCTCGGATCCGTTCTGATCCCCGTACAGGCGTCGGTGCAGGTGGGCGCCGTCGCGGCGTTCAATGAGCTCGTGATCGAGTGGGGTTGCCTCGGCTTGAGTGAGGAGCCCGACGCTGTGACCGAGGTCAGCGGCAACGCGCGTATGCTCGATCCGAAGCGGCCGCCGTTTACCGACGAGGAAGGCCTGCACGTATTTTTCGATCCGCCGATCGCGGGCGGGACGTCGTATGGTTTTCTGTTCAACTTCCTCTACAACGACTCGGTTGAGGCGCGCACTGCGGCGCCTAAAAGCGACGAGGAGCTCGCCGCGGAAAGCAAGGAACGCAAAGCGGCATCTTCTGCAGAGAAGGACTACTAATGTCCAGAACACGCCGCGAGCTCGTCGATCAAACACTCGATAACCTGGGCGTGCTCGTGCCTGGGCAGGCTCCCGGCGACGAGGCAGTGAGCAGGGTCGACGGCATCGTCGACCCTAGCCTCGCTACGCTTGCCGCGCTCGGCATCGTCTACGTTCCCGATGCCGGAGATTCAAATCCGCCGACGGGCGGCGATATCGAGGACGCAATATTTTTGTCGCTGGCGGCATGGATCGCCTGGCAATGCGCGCCCGCATTCAATCTCGCCAGCGACCCTGCGCTCGCGCAGCTGGCTGACAAGGCCGAGCTCACGCTGCGCATCATTGGCCGGCCGGCCTCGACGCGCCAGGTACTGCGCACCGACGGTCAGCTGCGTGGGAATCGCACGCGCACGCCGATCGGCAATTTCTCGCGAGGAACGTAATGCCGCTCGGTCAAACGCAAGTACCGTTCCCCGACAGCAGCTTTCCTGGGACGTCGGGTCACAGCCAGGAAGCAAGCGGGCGCATCATCAATGCCTACATCGAGCCGCTCGGGCCGGCGGCTCCCGCGCCGGCAATTTTCCGGCGTGCGCCAGGCATGCTCAATTTCGGCACGACGACCCAAGTCGGCTTTCGCGGTGCGACGGAAGTCAACGGAACGCTTTTTTGCGCGTTCAACAATCGCATGGTGACGCTGTCTGGGGCCGGCGGCGCCGCCGTCGACATGGGAGCTCTCACCGGCAGCGCGAAGGGTTTCTTCGCGCGCAACAATTCCGCGCCGACGCCGCAGAAAGTGTTCTGTGATGTGGACGGCAACTATGCCAAGTTTGATCTGCCCACGACCATCACGATGAACTACGACGCCGATCTGCCGGCGCCGAATTCGGTGTGCCAGCTCGATGGCTATTTCGTTTATACGATTTCCGACGGGCGCGTGTTCGCATCGGATTTCCAAGATACCAATGTCGATCCACTTTCGTTCGCAAACGCAGAATCAAAACCGGATGGTTTGCTGCGCGCAGTTCCTTGGGCCGGTCAGCTGTATCTTTTCGGGCCGTTCACGACCGAGGTCTGGCAGAACGCCGGCACGACACCGTTCCCGTTTCAGCGCGTCGGCGTCGTCATTCCACGCGGCCTGGCTGGCCCGTATTGCGTGACCGGGTTCGAGGATAATTTCAGCCACAACCTCGTGTGGGTCGCCGACGACAACACCGTCGTCATGCTCAACGGCTACACGCCGCAAAAGATCAGTTCACCGGATCTCGATGGACTGATCGAAGATGTAGCCAACAAACGCGATCTGGAATTTTCTAGTTTCATCAGTCGCGGACATGCGTTCTTGATCCTGTCGTCGCTGACTTGGTCATGGGTGTTCGATCTCAACACGCAGCGCTGGGCCGAGCGCGACTCTTATCTGCAATCGCGTTCGCGCATCATCGGCGGCACCTACGCTTTCGGCCGCTGGTTGTGTGGTGACACGGTCACCGGCAACATCCACGAGATCACCGACGCTGTTCACACCGAGCCGCCGCGATCGCAGCCCATCAGCGGAGCAGTGCGATCACCGGTCAGGAATGATTTGTTCACCAAGGTGATGCTGAACTTTGACGAGCAACCCGATGGCTCGACTACATTCATAGATAGCAATGCCGGCGGCGGCGCGCACGTTTGGACGGCCTTCATCGGGGCGCAGATCGATACTGCGATCAAAAAGTATGGCAGCGGGGCGGCACTCTTTGGCGGCGCCGGCTCCTGCATCCACACACCCGACAGCGTTGA